ATACAGGAAGCCCTGTAACAAGGTTTACATTTAGTACAGCAGGTAATTTTACTGCAGTAGGTAGTGTTACAGGAAGTGGTGTTAAAAATCAATTAGTTGCTGATGGAGGAACAGTTGCAGGTGCAGGTATTGCATTAAATACAAGTTTAACTACAAGTCCTACCGAAAGAAGAAATTGGTTTATTGGAACAGAAGAAAGCATAGCAGGTGATTTCCAAATTAAAAGTTCAAGTGTTGCAGGTGGAGCTACTATTAATACAAGACTTGCAATATTAAGTAGTGGTTATGTGGGGGTAAATATGACAACTCCTATTTATCAATTTGATATTACAACTGCAAATTACAAGTCATTTAGAATACAAAGTAGCGATGATGCTTTAATCACAATTGGCTCAACTGTAGCATCTTCTCAATTCTATTCTATTGGTGCATCAGGAAATGGCTCAGGTCAAGGCTCTAATTTATTTTGGATTGGAAGAAGTACGAGTAATCCTAGCGGTTCATTAACTAAAGACCTTGTTATTAATTCTAGCGGTAATGTTGGAATTAATACTGCAACAGACGCAGGTTACAAACTTGATGTAAATGGTACGGGTAGGTTTAGTGGAGCTGTTGCAATTACTACTGCTTTAGGTCTTTTAGTACAAGCGTCAAGCGAAGCAACAATTAGATTAAATAATACAGGAGGAGGAACTGAATGGAGATTAAATTCTTACACTAACGGAAATCTATATTTCCAAAGTGGTGCGGGTGCAACTAACGCAGTATATTTTACAAGTGCAGGAGGAGCCACGTTTTCGAGTAGTGTTACGGCAACGCAATTTGGTGTAGCAGATGGTCAAAAGTTTTTATCTAATGGTGGAACTCAATCGTATTATTCTCCTAGTTCAGGAGCTTCTGAAATTGGCTATCAAAGCACTTTAAACTTTAGAGCTTATAATAGTAATTCTCCTGTTAGTGCTATGTTTATGGCAGCTAATGGAAAAGTAGGAATTAATAATATTTCACCAAGTTATCAATTAGATTTAACGGGTGATGATAATTCAGCAACATCAACATATTTAAGAGTTTATTCTAATAATAGAACAGTTTGGACAGGAATTGGTTATCAAAGACTAGAAACAAATGGTGATTTAGCTATTGTTGCTGGAGGTACTCAAACATTTAGAACAGGAGGAAGTGACCGTATGACAATCACGAGCGGGGGAAGCATACAAATTGGTTCAACTACAGGTTCAAATCCAAGAGTTTTAATTTATGACAATCGTTCTAATAGTAGCAGTACAACTGAGGCAGCTTTATACGTTAGACAAGACGGAACAAATGCAATCCAAACATGGAGCTATTTAGGTTCAGAAGTAGCAAGAATGACATCGAGCAGTGGTAACTTCCTAATTGGAACAACAACGGACAGTGGTCACAAATTAAGAATCTCAGGAAATACATATAGCTCAGGATATATGTACACTGCTTCTGAAAGTACAGGTTTTGCGGTTGACGCTAATACTGATGCATCTCAAGCAAGGGTGGGTCTTATGAAGTATGGTGGATTTGAGGGAATGTTAGTATCAGGAAACACTACTGTTATTAGACTAGCTCACAGAACAGATAGTGATTATGTATTGGCAGGAGGAACTCCAACTATTAGAGTTGATTTATTAATTGCAACAACAGGTGCGGCTACATTTAGCTCATCAGTGACTGCTACATCATTCTTTGAAAGTTCTGATAAAACTATTAAAACCTTAATTGAAGATAATTACCAAGCAAAGGGTATTGAATCTGTAGTTGCTAAGTTGTACACCAAGAATGGTAAAGAGGAATTAGGTTACTATGCACAAGATGTACAAGGTATATTACCAAGTGCAGTTAGTAAGGGTACTGATGGGTTATTAAGTTTATCATATAGAGAAGTTTTAGTTGCTAAGGTGCAACGCACAGAAACTGAAATTGATAAATTAAAAAGACGTGTGGCAGAATTAGAACAACAATTAAACTTGAACTAATATGTCTTGGATAGGATTAGCAAATAATCAGACAGTTAGCTGGGCGAATCTTCAGGATGCAGTTGATACCAATCAATTTATACAAATTGGATTGATACCTCCTCCTGGAATTCCTAGTAATAGAGAGATTACTAAAACTGGTGCACTATCGGCAGTTGATATAGAATCTGCTCCTTTGGCAGGGAAGTCTAACAATCAGTTAGTTGTTAAGAGTAATTTAGTGGCTCCTGCTTATACTTACTATCAGCTATATAACTGTACTGGTGGTGCTCAAGCGTGGACAAAAATCACACCTGTTTTAGGTACAGGTCAGCGTTATGTACTTCCAAGTATAACTCCTGTATTCTATTATTATACAGGAACATCGCAGACAACTTTGCCTTCAGGTTATAACGGATCAATACAAATTGTATCAGGACAGACGTATTGTCCGTAATATTTATTAACTTTAAACTTTAAAACATAGAATATGAAAACAATTTCGCCAGTATCCATTTGGGACAATGGTACAGTTCAAGAGGCAACTATCCTTAACTCGTATGCAGTTAATGTAACATTAAACACATCTGCTACATTTTGGTACGGCTTATTTTCTACTAATGATGATGGTTCACAAGGACCTCAATTAGCTGCGGGAAATTTAAATATGACTGGTGAGGCTTATGCTGAATGGTCACAAGACACTTATGCTTGGGATTGGATTGCATCTCAATTAAATTTAACTATTACAGGCGAATATATTCCTCCGGTTCCTGTTGTAACTGAAGAAACTCCTGTAATTGAAGAAGTAACTATTTAAAACAATTATATTATGAAATTAAATTTCAATTTTAATCTAACCGATTTAGACGGTAAAGAAATCAAAGATGCTAATGCAGGTAAGTTATTAGCTAACTCACTTATTCAGCAAACAAAAGGTGATGCTGTTAAGTATTGGGAGTGGGCTCTTTCGTTAAACAAAGGAGATATTCTTGACTTAGACACTTCTGACCAAGAAACTCTTAAAACCTTTGTAAAAGACAGCGAAACAATTACTGTTTTAGGAAAGGCCCAATTGCTTGGCGTGTTCGCTAAGAAGTAATATCACATCATCAGCGGAGATACTCTTCTGACACTCAAAGTGTCGGGGAGTATTTTTGTTTATAGCAATCCCATATCAATTGCTTCTTGTTTGGTTATAAAACCAAGTTCTTTAAACTTTAATTTTATAGAAGACCTGTTTATATTTAAATAAGTCGCTGCTTCTCTCATAGATAGGAAAGAATAAAAAATACCATCTATATACCTAAATAATTCTATTCTCTTAGAGTTTCCTAGTCTATGTTTCATCTTTCTTGAGTCGCTTATAGGAATGCCTGTTTTTTTGTCTGAAATTTTTCTTTTTGTTTCCTCTGTGTGATGCTTGCCAAAGAAATGATTTTTATTTCCTTTTGTTGAATTTGATATTTTAACACGAACATCGTCAGGGGTTTTCCTGTTCCTGTTTTTGTCAGCTATCTTTTTATATATTTCTGGGTCTCTATTCTTTGCTACATCTATTAATTTATTGATAGTTTGAGTACTATGTTTCTTTCCATAGAAAGGGTTTTTCTTTCCCGAATATCTTTCTGACATTTCTTTCCTTCTATGTTCATCAAATATCACCCCACGAGCACCATCTCCTCCATTTGTCAAGTTGCATAATGTACCATTTTTTAAATCGCCCCTGCCGTATATTTGAATAAATTCTTTTTCCTTTTCGCAGGCTTTTTCCCAAGACAAATCGTCTAGCATAATTTCAACCCTATATTGGGTTTTATTTACAACTCTTTTCCAAAATATATTTCTATCTCTAATGCTATTAGCTCTGTTGTGTTTAAAATCAGATCCTATACCAATATAAAATGGTATATTTTTATCTAGTCTAATGTGTCGATATATGTAAGCCATTATATTATCTTTTTGATTTCTTCAATAACCATTTCAGCTGTTATTGTTTTTTGACATTCAAACATTCTGTCAGTATCCTTGTGTACGGGGCACCAAGACCAGTCTGATTTGTCAAATTTAAAGTTTTTATTATTCCAACAACCGGTACATACATTTTTATTGTATGGTCTAATACATTCGAATTCGTGATCTATCTCACTAAATCCAGCTATCATTATAACCTTCTTCCCTAAACCCCAAGCTGTCCACGCAATCCCAGACCCCAAAGCTATAGTGAATTGGCTATGGTGAATGATAGCCATTGTCTTTTGGATATCAGTATTAATAATCTGTTCGCAATTATCAAACGGATTAGGCTCAAGTGATACGTTAATTACTTTGTAGCCTTTCTCGTGTAAGAAGTTAATCACTCCTTGCCATCCCTCTTTTGTCCAGAACTTACAGCCTGATGTAGAGTTGGTAGCTATGGTCACATACTTGGCATCGTGTATTACTTTTTTATATGGATAGATTAATGTCGGTTTAATCTCTTTAAACTCAAGACCAAGTATCTTAGTTGCTGCTTCTTGTAGCTTTATGGTATTAGGAAGTACTGGCTCTTTGTTTGTATCATAGAACCAACCAATATTATATTGAGCGTATACATTAGGAACCACAGTACCTGGCTCTACTAATTCTATCTCAGGAATGTCCAGTATTTTATTTAAAAAAGTGGACATAATCACTTTGCACTTGTGCTTCTTTTGAAACTCTAAAGCGTATGGTGCCCAAGCAATTGTGTCGCCTAAAGACTTACTTGATAGAGCAATGTACACACGCTTACCTTCTAGGTCAAGTATGTTGTGGTGGATGAGATCACCATTCATAAAAACTTTACTCTCCCACTTAGTGTAATACTCTCTGTTTAGTTTGACCCAAGAGTTTGATCCGATAGTGTTCTCGTAGACTAACTTGTCGCCATCAAAGTATTGCACCTTAAAGTCTGCTTTCAAGCCTGACTTAATCTCTAGGTATGGCTGACCAACAAAGTGTTGGATGATTTTAACATCTTGTTCTTGTTTGTCTAGTGTCATTACTTTGTTGTAGAATTCAGTTTGCTTGGAAGTAAATATCTCAGTCGTGTTATCTGTAGGTACATTGTAATTACATCGTAGCGAATGTAAGTCGCTACCGATTGGCTGAATATACTTATCAAACATCGAACCATACTGTGGCAAGTTGTGAGCAATAATTGGCTTACCAAATGATATCGCCTCACGCAATACTAGTGGATTGCATTCCCACGTAGAGTTGAACATAAAGATATCTGCCATCTTAATGAATCGGTGTGCATCATTTCTCTCCAACCACACTTTAACATTAGATGGCAAATTCTCCATTAATGGCTCCCAGTAGTGTTTAAAATTAATAGCTTGGTTTCCGATAAAATGAAAGTCCATATCAGGATACTTTCTAGCTATCTCAATCCCCTCAGCTTGATTTTTACCAGGAGTCCAAAGACCTACGTTAACTACGTTTATTTTATTTGTATCAAAAGGATTGTCATATGTCTCGCCTGTTCTGTCGTCAATTGGAAACTCAATCACCTCTTTGTAAGATGGTGATGAAGCGAATGTCTCCAAGTGATATGGCGTGCAGAAGTAGTATGCATCAGGGTGAAATATCTTTTCTTTGTCGTGGTTAAATGATACGTCGTGGCAAGTCTCGACGATGCGATACGTGCGGTCTTCCCTGTACAACTCAGATATCATATCACGATTGAAGCGTTCTGCAGGCTCGTGAATGTGAACAATGTCAGGATTGAATTTAGCTATGATATTAAATAGATCCATCTTATCCTCGTGTAGAGTATGGAATGGAACTAATTCTTTAATAGCATTACGTTGAACAACATAGTCTAGACTATGGCATTGATACTCTACTACCTCAATATCAAATGTCTTGTAAAGTGTTTGAACGCTCTTCAAAACAAATCCTGGCATTCCTCCTGTAGAACAGTGAGGTATTAAGTATAGTAGCTTCATATGCTAAAATTAAAATATAATTAGTACTTTTACAAAAAAATATAATACAATGGATAAATTAACACAAGACGAGTTGGATCGTTTCAGAGCCGCTCATACAGAAATCAGAAATCTTCGCAATGCTTTAGCAGATGCTGAGATTCAAATTCACAATTCCAAAGTAGAGAAACAATCTGTTTTAGCTCAGTTAGACACAGCAGGTGCAACACACGTTCGCATCCAACAAGAACTACACGAGAAGTACGGAGATATTACGATTGACTTTGCGACTGGAGAAATCAAGAACAGAGATGGTAATTCGTAAAATATCAGTTGGTGCAGATTATAAGAATGCAATGAACTACATGCACAATCAAGTAGTTCTCCAAGGAAACTATAAGATTCATTTGATTCGTCAGACTGAAGCTGGAGATGTTGAAATCTTCATTGAAGCTAACGATGAGGTGGTCTTATGGAAAAAGATTAATGGCAACATGCCATTCTTAATTGAATATAATATAGATTTCTAAATCATGAAATCCCCATTTTACTACATTGTTAAACCCCGTGATGGCAAAAGATATGACAACACGAGGGGAGAGCTCATTATTTCTACATCGAAAGAAGACCATCTCGCCACTATGCGTGAGGCTGTTGTTATCTCTACGCCTATTGGCTATGAGGGACCAGTTGAACCAGGCGATACGGTCATCGTGCACCACAATACTTTTAGGTTGTATTACGATATGCGTGGTAGAGAGAAGTCTGCTTGGAATTATTTCAAAGAAGACTTATACTTTATTGACGATCCATATGCATACAGAAAACCTGGTGCTGATTGGATTGGCATTGGTCGCTACGTGTTCATATCTCCGATAGAGAATGATAGCACAGGTATACTTACTGCGGACGCAGAGAAGCCTCTTGTAGGCACGATAAAGTATCCAAATGAAGAAGTACTAGCACTAGGATTAAAAGAGGGTGACACGGTCACGTTCGAGCCCGAGAGCGAGTATCCATTCTATATTGACGGACAAAAAGTATACCGTATGTATACTAAGAATCTAACAATTAAATTAGATGAACAAAATAACTGAGTTAAAGAAACGCATCATTGACTCTGGATACAAAGCTGTCGAAGAGTTAATTAAGGTTGCAGAAGAAAAGATTGTCACCCATATGGAGGATGATCTAAGTGCAGACAAATTAAAGAACGCAGCCGCAGCTAAGAAGCTGGCTATCATGGATGCTTTTGAAATTCTTAAAAGAGTCGAGGAGGAGAATAATATTATTGAAGGGGTAGTTGGAAACTCTGCACCTACCAACCGTGGGTTTGCAGAACAAAGAGCAAAGGTTAAGTAATGGTACTAGATAACTTTTTACCAAATGCGGACGATCACTTACAAGATATTTTAAGTGGCCCGTTTTACGATGTGCCCGATGGCGATAAAGTATTTAAAGGAATACAGCCTAGAGATAACGATTTATTTGGTGAATTATTATTAAGTATGAATCCAGGTTATGAGATAGCTCACAACTTTGTTCGTTTATCTCCTGAGGGACAAGAAGAACCCAACTTTATTCACACAGATGAGATGATGGGAGATTTGACAGCAATATTATATTTGACTAAGAATCATCCACAAGAAGATGGTACTACATTGTATGACGAATGTTATAATAAAATATTAATAACCAACGCAAAGTTTAATAGACTATTTATATTTGATTCTACAATTCCACATTCTAGGAATATCTACAATAACTACGGACAAGGAGAAGATTCTAGAATCGTTCAAGTTGCATTCTTAAAAAAGATATGAGTTTATTCTATATTGACGAGTCTACTGTTCCTGATAAGATTCTTGCAAAGAGAAATGCAAAGAAAGATTGGGAGTATGGTTGGGATCCGGAGTATGACTTTGTGGTCGTATCTAAAGATGGCACCATCGGAGATGTCTATAATGTTAGTGGGCTAAGAATTGCTTTGCCTCTAGCACCTGAGAAGATAAACTACGATGGCAATAAGTGGCAGGCTACTGAGCTACCCAAAGAACTATCAAGGATTAAAACCATCTTTGATTGGAACAGAAGAGACAACTCATTTAAGTCTCAGTGGGTTGACTACATCGAAGAAGAGTTTAACAGAAGAGAGTTTGGCTATTGGTTTATCAACAATGGCGAGAATACTTACATCACAGGTGCACATTATATGTACCTGCAGTGGTCAAAGACAGACGTAGGTCATCCTGACTTCCGTGAATCCAACAGAGTATTCTTTTTATTTTGGGAAGCCTGTAAGGCAGACAGCAGATGCTTTGGTATGTGCTACCTTAAGAACCGTCGTTCGGGTTTCTCTTTTATGGCCTCCTCGGAAGCTGTCAACATTGCAAC